CCTGGGTTCCCAGCGGGAGGGAATTACAAACCATCCGGCGCAGCGTCGGCGCATCCTTATTATAGTGTGCTCTCATTCGCTCGATCCTTCCATAGTCTGAGGATAGTCTGGAGATAGTTGCCGGGGTAGCTCGCCGCGATCTCGCCGCTCACGCAGCATCTCTGCTACATCTAGTAGTGCGGTTACATGTATAGATGTAGGCTGCCCGCGTATCAACCTAGACTTATCCATGAGGATGGCACTGCCAGTAACTAACTGTAGATAGCTGGCATTTGCTAGCTTGTCAGGCGTAATTGATGCAAGAGACTGCTCCCTGATAGCATCAATGATATCCGCTTCATTGGCCTGGAATGAGCGCAGCTCTTCAAGTGAACAGTGTCGGGCGTACCGTGCCAACACATCACGTACAGTGGATTCATCACAGCCGACTTTGTTAGCGATTGTGGTGTTGCCCATCTGGGGGAATCGGTCGTGTAACAGGCGGATGTGCTCTGCTGCTCCTGTATGCTTGCCGAACGTGCTTTCAGGCATAAATACAGGGGATGCACTTGGATCGGATGTAGCTGCGCCACTCATCGCGCAGAGAATAGCACACCAAGTCAAGCACACGCAATGGGGAGTAATGTAAGTAGGGTTACTAAGGTAATGCAGGGTAATCACCCTCCACTTTGGTGACAATTACGCGGATTTCCTGCATAGTGTTGATAATAGGGCGAATATAGTTTCAGATTATGATTGTATTCATTCCTCATCATCATCATAATAAGTGGCATGAGAAACGCACGCACGCACTAAAGAATTACAGAGTCAATGTATCACTCGGCCCGGTAGGTGATGTGCTCATCCGAGACTTCGTGACTGGAAAGAGCGCAATATTATGAACCACCAATGCAAACGTTGCGGGCATAAGTGGACTAACAGGGATAAGCAGAACCCTAAGGTGCCACTGTCATGCCCCAAATGCAAGTCTTACCAGTGGCAGACGGAGGCATCGAAGTGATCCACATTAAATCAGCCCTATGTCTAACCTGTGGTATAGTGGCATTGATCCTGGTTATGTCACTGTATCAAGTTGTTAATGGAGCTATACAGCAGATTATGGGTGTGGCTCACTAGTCGCCCGCTAGGGCATTAACCCGCCAGTGGAGGCACGTATGGCAAGCACAAACAGCAAGTATCGGGTGAATGTAATCCGTAACAGTGACCCTGCATATCACCCATACACGGTGGTGGTGACAGGCCCAAAGGATGCTCTGGTCGATTACTCAGGCCGTGACCTGCCAACGCTATTGCGCCGTTCCGCGAATTGGATTGCAGTCAACGAAAAAGGCACTTGGAACCAATAACCCGCCAGTGGAGACTGGCACCTGTGAGGATGAGATGAGCAAGTTAAAGTACATTCTGCACACGCATCGCGGATACTTCGCATTGGCCGCTGACGGCGGCATACTGTACGACTCTGACCGCAACTACTACAGCGACGGCATCGGCTGGAAGATTCTAGGCATTGCCACTCGCCACAATTCCAGCTACATCATTCCACTTGAAGAGGCAGCTAATGGCGCGAACATCGGGCAGGGCTGGATACATGATCTTGACCACGGCACACATCGGATGTGGGGTTCGCCAAGCTATCGCAGAGCAGTGAAGGTTGTTATCGCGTCGCCTGACTACCGGATACCTGAGGCATAGACGCGCAGGGGCGGCGCGTATCCGCCCTGTACCGCTGGGGAGGCGGGAGATATGGACTTTGGATTCACGAACGACCGCGCCGACTTAGAGCGCGTGATTCAATTCCGCGATGCCGCCGTTGCTGACGGATGGGTTATGACTCCGACATACGATTTCGAGTCAGTTGACCGTGCCTCGCATTTGCACAAAGACGGGTTTGTTATCTCCATCCTTTCACGCGATAACTCCGAAGCGGAGCGCAATTACAAGTACGAAGCGCAAGTGTCCATTTGGGGGCCGGATGGGATGGCGATCAAACCGCCGCAGACTTACGATTGGCCGACCATTCAAGCGGGGTTGCGAACCTGCAACAAATGCGGAGCGACTGACGTTAACACGGAGCGTTACTCTTTCGCTGGTCGCTGCTGCGCGGCTTGCCTGCCGGAAATGAGACGCCAACACGAACGCCCAGGATGGACTAGTTAAGATGTGAGCCTCTATCCCGCACCCCTCAGCCCCGCAAGCGGCTGGGGGATGGGAGGTAGTGACCATGAGCATCAGCATTGGCAGCACATACCGCGTCGAATCACAGCGGGCAGTGGTGGATCGGGCGGTGAGGCGCACGCTGCAACTCGGGGTACGTGTGGCCGGGATCGTAGCCGCTGCGTTCGCGTGGGAGATTTTGACGCTGGAGGCCGTTCTGAGGCTCGCTAGGCGATGAGGAGGCCAGATGGGTGCCCCAGCCCCGAACCGCGCTGTAATCGAATCCTGGACGCCGCAATCGGCATTCTGTGGGCTGTCGCTATTGCCGGTTACGCCTGGGCGTTCGGCTGGGGCCTGTGGCTATGGTTGGATAGTTGGAGGAGGGGATGCTGAAGCCGAAACTGCGTTGGCTTAGAGGATGGCCGCAACTGACCTGTCCTGAGTGTGGCAAATGGATGGGTTGGCTGGGTGGGTGCTACTGGATATGTGGCAAGGATGCAGGGAAACACGGCATCTTCGCAGGAGTTTGGGGAGTAATCGGAGGGCCTTGGAGATGCCGATGGAGGCAACAAGGATGATCCTGCTGAGGTCGTTTAGAGGGGATAATGAACAAAGTGGAGGAAGTGGAAGAGGTCAATGAGACTCTGTATGAGATGGTAAACCGAGTAGCACTTGAGGTACAGAACGAATCCCCTAACTGTGCCTGTGCGAAAGGACAGAGATGTGAAGTTCATCGGTCGAGGGAGGATTACAGACCTGAAGAGGGAGGGAACACGCTATGACAAAAACAAACTATGTGTACCTAGGTGAAATGCGCCTAATGGATTACCCACTCGTAATCATATCTGAGTCGCGTGAGACAGTAGAGCAAAAGTTGGTGAAGGAGTGGGCAAATCATGCCAAACAAAATGGCTCAGATGCCCCGTTCACTCCTGAAACCGTAACCTTTAACAAACTGGAGGACTGGCTTGAAGTCAGCATCCGCCAGATTGAGATGGACCAGGTGGAGTGGCCATGAGGGTACTTGTAGCCTGTGAGTTCAGCGGTATTGTACGGGAGGCATTCAGAACCAGAGGGCATGATGCTTGGTCGTGTGACCTGCTGCCGAGCGAATGCCCATCCCGGTTCCACATCCAAGCCGACCACGATTTAGACCTGCTGGATATTGTCGAAGATGGCTGGGACATGATGCTCGCATTCCCGCCATGCACTCACTTGGCAGTCAGTGGTGCGCGGTGGTTTGCCGATAAGCAGAATGAACAGGAAGCCGCTCTCAGATTCGTCAGGGCACTACTGTATGCCCCGGTGAAGCGGGTTGCTCTAGAAAATCCCATTGGGGTAATCAGCACCAAGATACGAAAGCCAGACCAGATCATTCAGCCTTGGATGTTCGGACATGGTGAAGTGAAAGCAACGTGTCTGTGGCTCAGGGGACTGCCGCTGCTAAGGCCCACGAATGTTGTGGAGGGACGCAAGCCGCGAGTGCATCACGAGTCACCCGGCCCGGGCAGGTGGAAGAATCGAAGCAGGACATTGCCAGGTATCGCGGCAGCTATGGCAGAGCAGTGGGGGTGAGCTGAAGTTCACACGTCAAGGGAGGATTGGAACCCTGAAGAGGGGGGAAATTCCTATTGACATAGGCACAAGGCATCTGTATAGTGACCTGTGTTAGCCCTATAGGGGCAGAAAGGAACACAATATGACCGAGAGTGCTGTAACTGAGCGTCAGCGTACCCCGCTTACACCCGAACAGCTTCAGGCAGGCACCAAGCGCCGGGAGGCCACTCTGCTGCGCAAGTATGGAGCCATTGCTGTGGCTGAGAAGCTCGAAGCTGAAGCCAATGCCCTAGCACCCGTAACGAAGCAGAGCAAGCGGGTTGATCCTCTGACTGTGTTGGACAAGGCACAGCAGACTGCTCTCAAGGACTACTTCCGCACCACTCAGGGCTTTGCCCGGCTGTGCCAGGTAGTCAGTGCCAAGAAGTTGCAGGAGATTGCGGAGGAACTGAGCGCCTAACCACCGTAGAGTTGCCAGTTCGCTACTGGCTGATGTGCAGAACAGGAACGGTGTCCTAGTCGATGGTTCCTTCTTAGGGTCATGCCTAAGTGACACGGGATAACTGTACAGAGAATGTAAATATGGTGCCCGCCAGTAATGGCGATTATTACCGCCCGACCAATTTGGAAAGTGACTAGCCCCAGCTCCCCCGGTTGGGGCTTTTCCACGTTTGCACAACTTTCACACAGCCCCCGATTTCGACGCCCCCAAAATTTCAGAAACTCTCTCACCACTGAATTCCCCCTCCCTATATAGGGGGAAATGGAAATCACTGGTGAGTGGGGTAATCTAACTGATGAATATAGTAGTTATGTTCATCACCAGTGATTTTCACCCCCTAAATCACGGGTGAACGAAGGAAAAGCGAAGATTACTGAACGCTTTTGGAGGGCCGTCCGGCACCCTTACGATCCCCGCCCTCTACCCACTCCTGGTGCTCCAGCATCCCACTATTCTCATTGATAGCGGCAATCATTGAGGATATAGGTCTGTGGCGACGTAAGGTAAAGTCCAAGCGTACCCTATCCCCCGACAGCTTGCTTACCATAATGTAGCTGTCACCGCTGGCAAAGAGAACTGAGCTACCCCTTAGCAGGTCTGGGCCATCGGCGGTGAAGCCATTATCATCATGTCTTGGCTTGCTTGTGTGATGACTAATGATTGTGGCCTTGAGCTTAAAGCGGTTGCGTATCACCGCAAGGTTACGCATCAGAATAGACATATCTTGAGCGTGGTTCTCATTTTGCCTGTGGAACATGCTAAGGGGATCAAGGATGAGAATGTCGGGAGCTACCTTCTCAATTATGTTCGATAGCACATGCCTATCAGCTTCCTCATTGTCAAGACGGACAAGTGTGTTCATCCCAAATGTAGCAGCCTCTATGTCCAAGTTTTTGTCTATAAGATCTCTGTGCTTTTCATCTAGGGAATTGAACATAGGCATAAGCCGGTCACGGTCGTCTACCAAACCAAGCTCTTGCTCGACTATCAGAACTTTCATGGGGCGCACAACAGGAAAGCGGAAGGATGTTGTACCAGCGTGTTTGGTACATGCACCAAAGATTGGGACTCCGCAGGACATCTGTAGAGCCATTGTGAGGAGTAGGAAACTCTTATACGATTTAGGTGGGCCACCCACAAACACCAAACCACCGAAGGGGACTAAGCCTGACCCGACAACAAAGCGCTCGTCGGGCGTGGGCATAGAGCGAAGCTCTTTGAATTTCATCACGATCCTTTCACCAGAATTGAGGGGAGCCGAGCTGGTGATCCCCGGCCCCCCACAGTGTGCAACCCGATATGGTGGGAGGTTGCCACACAGTTGTAACATGCCCCAGGGCACCCGGCAAGCCCAAAAAATGCTACGCAACAGGTTGTGGTTACTGCTGATTACCCGCACAAAATAATGGTTTTTGACGATTCCTCTTGACAACGTAGACTCTACATCGTACAGTCCCCTCATGGCCAGGAAAAGCAAACTTGTAGGCGCGGCCCGCAAGCGGCGCATGATTGAACTCCGGGAGGACGGCTGGAGCCTCGCACATATCGCCATCATGTTCGGTGTCAGCAAGAGCCGGGTAGCACAAATACTCAGTACTGAGGAGTTCAAGCGGGTATATGTGCCTATTGGGAAATAGTGCTCCGTGTGCCCTACTCAAGAGCCAACGAAAGCCGACTCACCTATTGCTCCTTCTGAACGATAGACGGTGAGTAGAACGCGACGACTGAGTAGGGCACAGGCAGCATTGAAGCAACAGGAGGCTTTGGTATGATCCACAAGATAATCCTTAACACCAGAGACTATTGTGCATCCCGTACTCTAGTTAAGCCTAACAAGAGAGCTACCATTATCCAACGTATCCGATATTGGGTATGCCAAGCTGTATGGATACAGCTAAAGAGGGCAGCATGACCACAGTAATCACCTACCTCGACTCCCGCCGTGTCCAAGTAGCAACAGATGCCTTCCCTATTACTGTTGGTACTAGTGACAGAGGACTGTTTGTTTGCTCTCGTACTGAGTTCTGCCATAAGTACCATAACGGTGTCTGGGATAGCCGGGTGATGTTCTTTGTACCCAAGGCTGACCAGTTCGATGAGCACTACGACGACCACTCAGGTCGCTACTTCGACCAGTGTGTAGTGTGCCATGTGCCTACTAATGGCAATCGCTACTGTGGCCCCAGTTGTGAGTCTTACGATCAGGGTGGAGTGTTTGACCAGGGGTGGCCAGTATGAAACGCATTATACAGCGAAAGAAACCATCAGTTACGCTCCAAGTTGTATTAGGCTATGTTCGTGAGTATTGCCGAAATCAGGATATGTCAGAGGATTCGATGAACATAGCAATAATGGCCGTTGAGATGATTCTTGGTGGGGCAAAGCAGAGAGACTTGGAGCAACAATAACTCAAGGCTACCCAGTATAATGCCGTACATAATCGCATACCTACTTGGAGTACTAACTTGGCTTATACTGAGAATCATCTTCAAACGTTGGAGAAGTCTATGATTCACTACTTTGACCGCTCCCGCATTGAGACTGATTACCGTTGCCCTAGGCGTCTCTACTGGGAATACTACTACGATGGCAAGGGACTACAGCCTGTAAAGCTCAATCAGCACCTTGCGTTTGGGGGGGTGGTGCATGAGGCACTCCAGTGCATAATGGAGTATTGTCAAGAACTTGATACACTTCCAACCGTTCCTGAAGTAAAGGAGTGGATAGATCAAGCTGCTGGTATGCTACGTGATGAGTTTACTGTCGCTCGTGGATTTCAGGCCGAACCAATCCTAGAAGAAGGATTCGACGGTACCCTAGTCCAAGTAACTGATGACCAATCCTGGCTGCTAGACCATTACTGTGACTTGCTGGAAGGGCTAGTAGTGGGGTGGTGTCTTGTCAGGCTCCCTGCACTGCTTGAGCAATATAGAGTGGTGGAGGTTGAGACTGAAGAGCAACTGCTAATACATACGTGGAACACTGGTTTACGGTCTAACGAGCATGATGGGTTAGTCGTAGATACCAGCCAACTCATATTTCTCTCCCGCCCCGATGCCATCCTTGAACGCCGCACAGATGGAGCACTGGTTATCCTCTCATTTAAAACAGTATCACAGGTGGTCAGCATGTGGCTAGAGAACTTCAAGACTGACCAACAGACTATTAGTGAAGTACTCCCTGTGGAGGCTAGGCTAGGCCGGGAGGTTGCTGGAGTACAGATTGAGGGGCTTGTCAAGGGTGCGCAGCGTACCGAGTGGCCTAAAGGGAGCGGTCACCGTTACCATTCCAGTCCGTTAGTGTGGGGTTATCTGAAGGAGGAAGGAGGATTGGCAGCGGACTGGAAAGCTCAATTTGAGTGGCAGGATGAGGCTGGGAACAACAGGCGTCTTGGTAAGGGCTGGAACCGGCAGAGGATTGCTGAGAGCTACCCAGGTAGAATTGCTGAGTGGTTAGGGTACCTATATCAGAATGAGCCTGAGTTGCTACGTGCCCAGTTCATCAGCCCCCCACTTATTACCCGTAGTGCCCAAGAGCTTGAGGAGTGGCAGGAACAGGTTAAATATAGGGAGGTGGATGTTCATAATGCTCTTGTGCAGATGAATGCTGAACCCAAGCTAGGTATTGATGGCAGTGTTCTAGCTAAGGAGCGTCTGTTAGCTCAAGTATTCCCTAAGCACACCCTCGGTTGTGCCTATGATCCTCAGTTTCACTCTAAGTGCCCCCAATATGAAAATTGCTGGGGGTCTACTGGAGCTGATCCCATCGGTAGTGGTCTTTATAAGTACCGGGTTCCTAACCATCCAAGCGAGAATAAGCAATGAGCGACGAGCAGGAAGCGCGAGAGTGGCTGTGGAAACATTGCGACGAGTGTGCTCAAGATGTAAGCAAGTACAGCTTTGTGGAGCAGGCACTTGCCGCCTACGGTCGCCTGCGCAAGCGCAAGGCGCTGGAAGCAGCCCGATTAGCGCAGTGCAGTTGCTGCCGGTCAGGAGTGCCATTCGGGACTGGCAATAGGGCCGGAATGCACGCCCTGAATGACTACGTGAGAGATTGTCATGCAAGCCAAATCCGCGCTCTGCTTGCCCAGCTTGACCGCGAGGAGGCCAAAAATGTCTGACGCAGAATTTCTGCCTTACTACGTTGTTCCGTGCAACCGACCACCGTGGAAGTTCAAGGTACTATTTCAATCGTCACGAGCGGCATCGTCTAGGGTGGTGGGCTTCTTCATATCGCAGATATCGGCCAACCGAGCTTGCGCCAGCCTGAATGAGAAGGGCTATGTGGAGGTATGGGATGCCTGAGAACCTGACAGCGAGAGAGCGCGTAATCCAGGACAACTCACAATATTATGCAAGCCCTTTCGATAAGGCGCGCTGTGATGACATCCACTATTTGCTGGACACGGTAAGCCGCCTGCGAGCCGAACGGCGGTGGCAGGAATTGCCGGATGATCCAATGAAGCCTCCATTCGACGGGAAACCAGTGCTAATTCTGACCGACCACAAATGGACTAATTCAGTTCACCGCGTCATCTGGACAGACGAGATTCACGGCGAAGGAATCTACGGATGGGCAGTAGACGATTGTAAGCACGGCCCGTACCCCCTACACGGATACCTGAAAGTTCTGGGGTGGCAACCGCTTCCCGCTCCACCCGCCGACGCCCAGTCCCAGGAAGGAGAACGGCAGCCATGACTACGCTTTATAAGCTATGCCGCTTTTGCGGTCAGCCAATGAAACCTAAGGGCGTCCGAAAGGTACCGAACGAGTATGACCACGCACAAGGTTGCCCATATTCGCGGAAGGCCAAAGGAGATCGCCATGGATAACCGTCTCTTGCAGTACATACCCGAGTTCCGGGAAGCGTGGGAGCGCAGCCAGAAGGCTACGCCAGGGCCGTGGCAATCACGCGACTGGACGCATCCACTTGCCGATACGGGTGACTATACACACGGTGACGAAGTGTTCGTGAAAGCCATCGGAGGCACCGAAGTCGTCGCGGAACTCATCGACGGTTATTTCGCAGACGCGGACGATCCAGAGAATCAAGCTACCTACAACTTCAAATTCATCGCCCACTCCCGCACCGATCTTCCCACTGCGCTCACAGCCTTGGCAGAAACGCGAGCGGCGACAGCAGCAATGCTGGTAGCAATCAAGGTGCGCTTGGGGACTCACTGCGACCGCGACGATCCATGCAACTACGACAACAGTTGCCGCATACATCGCACCTTGGGAATTATCAGTGAGTACGAGCGGGGCCTGCTGCATCTGGCAGGAGATGGAGAGGAGAAGCATAATGCCAGTTGAAGACCGCGCGGAAGAGTTGGATGACTTGGCTCAGGGAATCGAAACCCCCGGCCAACGCCGTTACCGTGAGCGCATGGAGCGTACCTACGGTGAGGACGGTTGGCGGAATCGCGAAGCCGACGACAATATGAGTGAGGAATAGCTGGCCGTCCAGCGCAAGGAAGGGGAATGACATGACAAAGGAACCACACGAATGGCAACGGAACGCTTCGGACAAGCCGTTGATACCCGATAAAGTTGCATTGCCCAAACACTGGCCCGACGAAGAGGCCGCTCCACCCGCCCAGCCAGAACACTGCCCAGCCTGCTTTCGCACAGATCACACCGACCACTTGGATTGGCTGAATCATCCGGAGAGACACCCCAAGGGATGTTCGTGTATGGGATGCAAGCCAGCCGCCCAGCCGGATGGCGCGGAGGCGATTACATCTTGGCTAGATTCGCATTGGCAAGAGTTTGCTTTCACACGTAAATGGAGTACGCGCTTCAAGATGAACGAAAGTGACCAAACGGACTTGCCTGTTCTTGTCACTGCTGCTATCCGCGCAGCCACGGCTGCGCTGCAAGCCGAATTGACGACCATCAAGCAGCTAGGCCCACTCTACGAATGCGAACATCAGCATCCTGCCTATGCCTGCGCTGTGTGCTCAAAGAAGTTTGCTGCGCTGCAAGAGCGCGTGCGAGAGCTGGAACTAGAGAACAAGGTGCTGCGCTCTACCAAGCCAATAACCTTTAAGGGAGTAACTGAAGCTATCCAAGCCAAGGAGGTAGCGGAGGGGCAACTGGCATCTGTACGGGAGGCGCTATTTGTACTACAGACTATGCTCCGCACAGATTGGACTCAATGGAGTGCCGTTGCAGACAGGATTGATACTGTTCTCTCTTCCTCCTCCGACCTCGCAGCCGAGCACGACCGGAGGGTGGCAGCACAGGCGCTGAGGGATGCAGCGGACCTAGTCCACAGCGCCGTATCGCAAGTAAGTTGCGCTTCCCCCGCTACCGAGTCCGGGGCCAGCCAGCCCGCAAAGGATCAAGGGAAGTAGGGAAGGTGAGGCATATACCGTGGTGAGGTGTGACGTTAGTCATCACCGGAGCCACACACCGAAAGAGATGCAACAACGTGGACACCAAGCGTAAGAAATATCATAGCGCCCCCTGTGATGACTCTGACCACTGCTACATAGAATTGAGTAAGCCAGTGACATGGAAGGGCAAAAGATTTGTTGTCATCTACTGTAATAAATGTGCTGATACACAGCTAGTCGGTTCACTAGATACCGACGCACAGGAAGAGGTATAACTTTGAGTTACGCTGACCTTTATTTCGGTGCATCACGCACTGGCAAGACTACCCAGATAGGTGTGGCGGCAGAGCGTGCCAAGCGTGTGTATGGTGGCACTACACGCCTAGTTACCGCTGACCTTGGCACCCTGGATTGCATTCAGTCCCAGATTGACGCTGGCACCATTCAGGTCTGGAACCTGCGCAGTAATGCCCACGTTATGCAGGCTATTGACAAAGCCTGTCAGGGCTACTGGCCAGAGGACATGGATGATCCTAACACTAAGCTAATATCACCCTTTGCCATTAGCTACATTGGTAGGTGCTCGAAGTGTGGTGAGGAGCTAACCACGAATAACTCCAAGCTGATGCCCCAGCAGCCGTGCCCTAAGTGCAAAACGATCACCAGCCTGTCTATGAAGCGTGTCCCCAATCCCAATAATGACCTATCCAAGGTATCCCTCTATGCCTTTGAGGGTATCACTAGCTTTTGTGACGCCATCATGGATGAAATGTCCTCTGAGGGATCAGTAGCTCTTGGTGACAAGGAAGCCCCCCTTAGCTACATGAGCGGTGACACCAAGTTCAGCGGTAACAGTGGGGGTGACTTTGGCCTGACTCAAAAGACCATCCCGAACTGGATAGCCAAGTCCACCGGCATCCCCTACATCAAGGAACTTGTGTGGACAGGGCTTGAGGGCCGTGGGTTTGTGGAGGGCACCGACAAGCGGGTTGATGACGCCAAGGGCCGCACCAAGATAATCGGCGTACCTATGTATGGTGTCCTCATCCCTGGTGGCGGTGCGTCTGCAAAGGTAGTGGGCAAGATTCCCGCATGGTTCAGACACATGCTGCACTTTGAAACGGTAGAGAAGCCCACACAAACTACAGATGGTGGCCCAGCAGCCATGAGTATCGAACACCGTATGTACATTAAGCCCCACGCCGATCCTATGGGGATTGTGTTTGTGTGTGGGCTTCGCATCAGGCAGGAGTACCGTGAGGAGTTTGCTAAGTGGCCTGCATGGATGCCCCCTGATGTAGGTAAGCTCTATGACAAGATTGATGAGTTACAGAAGCGAGCTACACAATCTCTAACAGCAACGAAGTAACTAATTAACACTTGAAAGGAATCACACGATGGCTACACTCGATGAAAGCACACTTGACACTATGAACAACCTAACCGACAAACCAGCACTTGATGACCCAACTCCGAACATGCTCAATGGTGACGATACCATTGACGTAGACTATGATGCACCCGAGAGAGCTTCAGGGCCTTACGTCCCCCAAGTGTACCCAGGGGTTTACCCGTTCCTTTTCGCCTTGGAAGATGACACGCCTTTTGAGGTACGCGAGTACGATACCAAGAAAGGTGAGCACATCAGGGAGTTCACGGTGAACCACAAGGCTACCATCTCCATCACTGATGCAGCAGGCCCGAAAGAAGTGACCATCAGGTTCAACCGCGCAGGCTTCCACCAGTGGACAGACAAGAATGGGAACAAGCTCAACAGCCAGGGTGGAGAGCTACTGCGTTCACTGAACATTAAGCTGCCTCCCAGAACTCCCCAAGCACAGGTTAAGCAAGCCCTCCAAGAATCTGATAGCCGGGTGATGGGCCGGGGTGTTGTCAACTGGGAAGCATATTGCAAAGCCTGCAAGGAGGACAACCGGCTTGATGCTACTTGGAGTGGCATTGTCAGCACGAAGCCGCGCACGAAGAAGGGTGACGCACGGTGGCCCAAGGAGCACGGACGGTATGTGACTGAGGTAAAGTGCCCCAAGTGTGGTGCTGAACTCAATGGGCGGGAACGGATCACCGACTATCGGTTGCCACAGGAATAACACAATGAGCCACAGGTTAGCATATTGTCTAGATTGTAGCAGCACGCAGGAGATTAGTAAGCATGGACAGTGCCTAGCTTGTGGCTCACATGCTGTAATGTACCGATTGCCACGAAAGGAGCTACCTGATGACTCAACTACTAGAGTTATATGTCTACCTCCTCCAGCACCGCAAGGTAGCTGATTGGCTAGCCTGTAGGGATGCTATTGGTAAGGAATTGATGGGGATGGTGCGATGACACTATACGAAACATTGCAGGAGATTGAGCGACAGGCACGTAGTGAGTATGGTAGGCTTGGAGGATTTGCAGAGCCTTACTCTATGTCACCAGAGGAGCGCTTAGAGAAGATTGGTGAACTGGCCTTTGCTGCCATACTTGAGCACGACCGTAAGGAGCTTACGTGCGCTGTAACAAAGTAGTCTACCACGTCCCCGGTAACAAATTCATATCTGCCTACTGCTGCCTAGAAGAGGGGCATGAGGAGCGGGACGGGACTAGCTGTAGGTACATTCCTGAAGAGTCCCTAGTGCAACTATGTAAGCAGATATTGCTAGATAGGGGAGAAGTTGTGATACCACTACGCCCTAGGAGTCGAATGTAAAATGGCAATTGGTGACTCCATAGCTACACCTCAGTGGTTACAGCCATTCATTGAGGATTGGTTTGACCCCTACCCTCTCAATGGTACTGGCCCCATCGAGCCTCCAGCCGGTGCAAAGGTATGGGTTAACCCTGGTTTCTCCAAGAAGGATCAAGCTATTGAGAATGCTATACGCTGGCACAACGCTGGACACATTGTTGCGTGTTACCTCCCCATCGAGTCATCAACCCAATATGGTAAGCGCCTGATTCAGTATGGTGTACGCAGACTATACTTCGATAGACGCCCTTATCCAGACTGCCGTAACATCGAGATATTCATACTGACTGCGGGGCGCATGTGAGCATAGACCTAGATATCCTACCAGCTCTACCAACGGTCAACGGCCCGTATTGTGGTGTCTGCCCCAACCAGATGAACGGCATCCGTATGATCCCCCCTGATGGTCAGGGATACAGTGGGGTGATGATAGTGGGAGATAGTGGGTGGGAGTGGGAAGCCAAAGAGGGACGGGTGTTTGCAGGGCCAGCCGGTCAATTTCTTGAGAAGCATATATTCAGGCGGTTAGGAGTCCAACGCAATGCCTTCACGCTCACAAACACGACATGGTGTAAAGCCCCATACCTCAACTTCTACGATAAGGCTGGGCCAGAGGCTACAGTTATCATAGAGCACTGCCGCCCTTATCTTGATGAGCTTATTGACAAGGTTAAGCCCAAGGTTATTGTACCTATGGGGAATGTAGCACTGAGACGGGTGTGTGGGGTTAATGGCATCCAAGCGCATCAGTGTTATGTTCATGACACTCCCTATGGAATTCCTGCTGTTCCTACCTATCACCCATCCTACCTGATGCAAGACAATCTCGCCTTTACCCCTGTAGCTCTCTTTGCGATGCGTAGAGCATTAGAGATAGCAAAGGCTGGAAGATTTGAAAGGATACTAACGGACTACTGCCTTGATCCATCCCTACCAGACCTGAAGCAGTGGATGGCTCGATATGGACACAGCTTTGACCTTACTCATGCGGTTGACATTGAGAACCCTTGGGGTAAGCTAGAGGATCGGGATAAAGACGACCCACATAAGGGTTCTGGATGGGAGATTACTAGGTGTGGATTTAGCTTTAATAGGGAGCTAGAAACGACGGGTAAGATTAGCTGTGGTCTTGCTGCTAGCTATCCTTGGGCGGAACCATTCATTAGCTTTACTAGGGAGTTACTAGCTAGGGCAAAACGTGTCGTATACCAGAATGCTAACCATGACCGTCCTAGGCTGGATGCTGCTGAGTGTCCTACCCTTGGGGCTGTAGATGATACGATGTGGTGCTTTCACTATTTGCAGAGTGATTTACCCAAAGGCCTGAAGTTCTTTGCACCCTTCTATACAGACATGCCTGAGTGGGCCTCCCAGAAGGATGCACAACCTGCTTGGTACAACGCTTGCGACAACGACGCCACGCTTCGCAGCTTTTTTGGGATGCGCGACTGGCTGATCCGGCAAGGCCGCTGGGAGCGTTTTAAACGCCATTGTAGCGACACGGCTGCGCTTCTGGGGGAAATGTCCAGCGCAGGCGTTCTCGTTGACGTAGCGGCCCGCCAGACGCTTCAGGATGGCCTTCGTAGCGAGATTGCCCAGCTCGATTCCCAAATCCAGGCCGCTGTGCCCCGCGAGCTGCTCCCGGTGAAGGAACTGAAAACTGACCGAACGCTGAAGGAGCTACCTGATGAAGAGCGGGCCGACTGGGAACCTGTACAAGTTGTCTGCGAGTGTAAGCGAGTGCGTAAAGCCACAGGGCGGTGCCTCCTATGTGACGATACAAGGAGTGTTACCCACTACAGAAAGCGACTGGCCTTTAATTGGAACTCCACCGACCAAGTACAAGACCTTGCTCGTCACTTCAAGTTCACCATCCCCAAGAAACGTGGAGAGGATCGTGAAGCCCTCGAAGCCAAGACACTAAAGAGCTTTGGCAAGAAGAAACGGGTGTTTGCTGACATCCTTGCGGCTAGGCAGAGGCACAAGTTAGTCAGTACCTATAACTGGGAGTGCGATAGTGAAGGTAGGGTACACACAAAGTTTGGGTTTCATCCTTCTAATTGGAGGAAAAGCAGCCGTGATCCTAATCTCCAAAACATCCCTAAGCGTAACGAGCTAGCTGCTGCCTTTAGGCGTACCATCATTGCTGCTCCTGGTCATGTTCTCATAGAGGCTGATTCGAGTGCTATAGAGGCGGTTCTTGTAGGCTATTGTGCCCAAAGCCCTCGATATATCAAGATTGCTCAAGCTGGCATACATGGCTTTGTTACTAGTCACAGACTTGCACTGAGAGATGGTGGTAGGGGTATTGACCCTAACCTACCCTTCGATGAGTTAACTAAGCAGTGCAAGAAGGTTAAGAAGGACTTTCCTAATGACTATGAGAATGCCAAGCGTGGGGATCATGCTGTGAACTATATGCTCTCTGCCTTCGGCCTTAATGATGAGGCTCCTGATGAGTTCCCTACCAAGAAGCTAGCACAGGACTTTATAGACTTCTACTTCAGCTTGTTCCCAGAGCTTCCTCCTTGGCAGAGGAATACTATCAAGCAAGCTGACATGCAGACCTTCCTAGATAACCATTTCCAGTACAGACACTATTTCTTTGCCTGCACTAAATGGAATAGTAAGTATCAAAAGTGGGACTTGGGAAGTGACGCTAAGAGGGCTGTTAGCTTTGTACCATCATCAGATGCGAGTGCTATCCAATCAGAGGATTTGCTGACACTTGCAGAGATACCTGATATACGAAGGATGCTAAGGCTCATTGTGCATGATTCACACATTCTTGAGTGTCCTATTAATGATGTGGAGTATGTATGCCCCATCCTACACTCAACCATGTCTCGCCCCCGTCCAGAGCTAGGAGGGCTAGAGATTGGGGTGGAAATCAAATATGGGCCTAATCTACAAGATACACAGTTATGGGTGCCGCCTAGCATTAACTAGGCTACTAACAAAGGAGAGAGGAAAGCATGGCAAAATTCAGCTTCGCAGCATTTGCAAAAGATGTCCTTGTAGGAGCACAATACGCTCTGCCCGTTATTGCGGCCATCAAGGAAAACCCAGACGCTAGCGACATCAGCAAGGCAGCAACGGCGATCACGGGAGCTTCGCAGGCCGCAACGGCGATTGATCCGAACGATACTGCAACCATCAACGAAGCAACCAACGTAGCGGCGATCATCTTGCAGGCATTGGCGCTGCCTTCACCGGTCAAGCAGCCAACGGGAAGCTAGAATTCGTGCAGCCTCACCCCTGCACGGAGAGGCGGTGGGGGCGTTTTCTGGCAGAGTTCGCCCCCTACTGCTTCACCCCTTCAGTTGGTGGAGTCTCAAACTGCGCCTTCCCACGCAGGGCAGTAACATTGGCACTGAGTGTGTTGCAGAACTTGTACAGGAACTTGTACCACTCAGGCGCATCATCCTTCGGTACAGGCAGAGATGAGGCGAAGGCCGAGAACACCTGCGACCCGGCTACGCTGATAAAGGCTACAGTTGTGGTTGTCATATCACTCCTCGTCCGGCAGTGCTCTTCGCGTCCAGCCTAGCTTATCTCTCATCCCCAAAAGCACTTGCAACGTATGTACAAAGACGAACAGCGCCATAGGTACTGAAATGATGAGCAATCCCTGAATCCTATCCTGCAAACTTACAATCTGCTCACTCAACTTAGCAGATTCCATTACGTCCATGCGATGTTCCAGTGCGGTAATCCTCTGCTCAGAAGTCGCCATGCGCTCTGGCATCGTAGTTCCCTGCGCCTCATCAATTATAGGGATAACCTGTACAGGCTTCAGTACCTTTGGGGCATAGACCAGCATAGTTACTGCTACAGCAAAGCAGCAACATATCTTAATCGCACCCGCGATTATTGGCTCGATCATCATTTTATCCATTAGGCTAACTACGTTCGGCGGTACTAATGGCCAGTTTCGCCTACTCCTCCTTGTTCTCGTATTTGAGCTGCTGTCTGCCCTATCAAACTCAGCATGTAACATAGTGGAACATTTACGATGTACACAGTTCTCCAACCATGAGCCGCCCGCTTACCGGGACGTGGTTTGCTATGCCTGATTCGCATCTTCAACTGTTCGTCTTGTAGTATGCCTGCCATACTTGGGTGTGTAGATACGGGGCACCGTTGCCCCGTATCAGAGTCAAGAAGGCGCGGCTAATCTCCCTGCAAACCGCACCCACTTGCATGTCAAAGAGCCAACCCAGCCCCAGTCACTTGTTTGGGGTTGGGCTTGTCCACTGTTGCGGACTCCGTTGTAGTGGTTTACCCGTGAACGGTGGTGGGACAACTGTACCTTGTACTGTTGCGTTTACTGTTGTTCCCTTAGCAAACAGGTTCACTGTCGCATTGCTGTAAACCACAGATGTCTGTCCCGGCACCTTGACTACCAATGTATTTGCATGGATGGTTGAGCTACATGATGGGTCACAGAAGTCCGCCTGTGATACTCCAGCCACAGACGGCTCTATGTCGATCCTTGTACCACCCGAGTAATCCCGTGCAATAGTCATAAGTACGCTACTAAATCCTGCTGCCTGCTGTCCGGGTAGCGTAACAGTTAAGTTGGATGGCAACATGAGATTGTAGCAAGTTACTGCCGGATCACAGGGAGTCAGCAGGGTAAGTGTAGCTTGACTGTGCGCTACGGTACATACCAGCACCATCATCAGCACAAAGAGAATGTCAACGATCAGTCGCTTCATCGGATGCTCCAGTGCGGCGAGAGCCGAAGCCCCCGCCGCGTTGGGGGTTAGAACTGCGTTGGCGCTCCCACTACCGGCGCAGCTGGAGGCGGAGGTGGTGACGGGAAGTTCTGGTCAACAGCGTTGCTCGGCCCTGACTCTTCGCCATTCAGCACTGCGGTAATCCAGAAATAGTACAGGGTTCCAGCAATACCGGTGCTGAACTGGTAAGGTGAAGCCGCCACGCCCGTAGCAATCTGCGTTGATGTAGCAAAGTCATTGGTGGTACTGTTGTAGACGTTGAAGGTGCATCCCGGAGTCATTTCTGTCCAAGGGATTGATATTCCATGTAGTGCCATGCGGTTACTCTCCTATCATGGGTTAGAGATGCGTTAGAACATACTTACAAAGTTGGCCGCTTTCGGCGGAGAGATTGCCCCTGCCGATGGCCGGAAGCCGCTTAGTAAAATCTGCCAGAAGCCGGTCGTGGTTGCGCTCTTGGCGTAGGTTGCCGTGTAAGTGGTCACTGTAGTAAGCAATTTATACGCCGGAGACTGAGGGCCATCTGAGCTAAGGTCAACCAGTGGGGATTGTGGTGTCATCGTTCCCGCTCCCTCGTAGACTACTCCTGTGGCATAGAACAACTCTCCCGGAACCAGCGGCGTGAACGAACCTGAGGTCACGTTGCCCGCGCCGGTTGCAGTCCCGGAACTGACCAGTACGTTGTCGTCGGCAATATAGTCGATGCCGGAAAACTCTGCTATGCCCGCCATCGAGAATACACAGGTTACGGTGTCTGCACCTGTCGAGGGGGCAAATCCAGCCTGAAATTGCGTAACCGGGAAAACCTGATTTGATCCAGAGCCAAGCATGTACGTCAGGTTGACATTGTGAAATGCCGTGTTCAAAGTATCGGTGCAGTACTGCACACCGCCACTGCCACTCGCCCCGCTCTGAACAAAACCCATCGAGACAATAACCAAATCCCCGCTAGTAACGTTGCTGGTGAACGCAAGATTGGTTTTATTAGTGGCTCCGACCTTGAACTGCACTTCGCTGATGGTGTTGACTGTAGCTCCTACTTTAAGGCTTATCGTCTCAGTCGCGGTGTTTGGCGTGGGTGTAGCGGAATCGGTGACCTTGAAGGTTATGGAGTTCAGCGTTGCGGCTGTCGGAGTGCCCGTGATGCAGCCCGTGGAGGTGTTGAGTGACAGGCCCGATTGCAGCGACCCTGAAGTGATTGACCATGTGTATGCACCGATTCCGCCCGCAGCCTGCAAGCACCAGTCATAGGAATTCGTAAGTGAGCCATCGGGGGCAGTGGCCAGACTGGTGACTGCCAGCGTTGGTGTGGTCTTGAGCGCGACAATCAGGGCGGTGACTTGCGTATTACCGTTGTTGATGAACGACGCTCCATAAGTGCCATTCGTGCCTGCGATGCTGAACGCGGTGCAGTTGGAGTCGCTACCTTGCGCAAGAGCGAATTGCTGCCAACCGCTCGTAGTAACAGTGCAGGAGCCAGAGCTTTGAAAACCGCCTGCGTAGCCAAAGAGCAAATCGTTGTTATAGGCTGTAGTGATATTGCCGGTAGCGAACGTAGAAGGAGTGCCCGTGGTCGTGGTCGAGGTTGAGGCGTCTACGGTTAGCGACCAGTAAGGTGGAAACTCCGCGCACGCTCCACCCTGAAACGCAGAGCTAGTCCATGTGATAGTAACAGCCTCGGAACCCGATGAACCCAGTATGGTTCCATAGACAGCTACCCGAATACTGTTGCTGGTGTTTATGTAAAGCTGCGTCCACGAACTGCTGCGCGTATCGCTGAAGGTGGGAGAACCGCTGGAACTCTCTACACTCCACCCACAAATAAGCAAATTACCGCTGGTCACGTTCCTGTCCATCGTGATGGTCGTGGTACGCGACCGCTGGGTCTGTACGATAGGAATATAGGGATAGGACGCAGTAATGGATTGCCCCCAGCAGGGCAGCGACAGCGCGAGAATGAGCCACCCGCACCTTATTGTGCGCATGTCAACTCCAGCTCGAAATTGATATAGCCCGTACCGCTCGTCGTACCTAAGTTGGCTGCCACAATGTCGCCAGGTGTGAAGGTCGTCGTGGTAAAGTCTGTCAGTGTCGTGCTTTCTTTGACCGTTCCTGTGGAAAGCTGAACGCCGCTCGTGCTGATCGTATTCGATACCGTTGGAATGGCGGTGCCAGCGGCTACCTTCCACGTCTGGATTGTGCCCGTACCGGCATCTGCCGCAATGTCCCAACCTACTAACGTGCAGGCTGAACCGAAAGCAGCGGGCACAACGAAGTAGCCCAGCACTCCGGTTGAGAGTGCGGTGCCACCGGGTTGACCGGCTTGGAAAGAAATGGCGTGAACGAGCGTAGCCGCTACAGGAAGATTGCTGGAATTCAGGCCAATGGCCGGGGTTGCACCGTTGGTGATAGCCGCATACGGAGTCCCCCCTTTCAACAAGCCGGTTGGTGCGCTAGACGGAATCTGGCCTTCTTGAGCAGTGGTTGTGATCGTAGAAGCTGCGTCCTGCACCACAACACTGCGGTTAGCTGTCAATGCCGCCGTATTAAAGTCCGCCGCCTTGCTTGCCGAGCCTCCAATGAACACGTCGCCCCAAGGCAGCAGCACGGTGCCTAGATTCTTTGCAGCCGCAACAGAAGGTGTAATAGTTTCTGTAACGGTAAGTGTTGTTGCATTGTCGTTTATATGTGCTGCGCCCAATCCACCAGAACCGTTGTTGGTTTGCAAATCACCAGACGAGCCAGCTACACTAAGGTGAGCAGGGCATGTTGAGCCAGCGGAGCATGTAAGCGTACCACCAGAATCAATCGTCAACGTCTGGCCACTGGCAACATGCCCCGGTACAAGCACATTAGAAGCGGTGGTAGTGCCAAACCCGCTAAACTCTCCTGCCGAACCAACACCAGAATCTACCCTTACTACACCAGTACCCGATGGAAGAACTCCAGTAACTGAACCACATCCCGGCCTGCCTGAAGTATCTATAGCATTAACGTACTGCAAGCTAGGACAAGTACCACCCGGAATGTTCCCATTTACCTTAACTACACCAGGATTAGGATAGGTTCCATCCAAGTCCCCTCCCGCTGGGCCGGTTGGTGAACCTCCACCCCCACCACCTCCTCCATTACCTGCTAGCTCCTGTGCAATCTCTGTTAGCTTATCCAACCCCCTACCAGTCGTCCCCGCCAACGCTGGCATGTTGTCATAGAACGCTATAGCTTGGGTTATAGGGGTGACCCTAGTCAGAACAACTGTACCAACTGTACATGGATATAGAGTCCCAAGTGTAACACTCCCACCATTGTTATAGTTATTGTTCAGGGGGACTACTGTATAACTGGTAGGAGTAAGTACTGTACCCGCTAATGTCACAGTCAGTGCAGTAGGATCGCTGATAGGAAAGTTAAACACGTATGGGCCAAAGCCACCGCTGCATGTATAGGTGACACTATAGGGCACATCCGGCACTGTGGCCCATGCCGTAGGACAGCCCAACAGTATCAGCCATAGAAGTGCCCGCTTCATGTTACCATCCCTCAGCGCGGAAGATTAAATCCAAGGTAATGTTTGCACTATGTACAGTATTGACAGTTATCGCCACTGTAAGAGCGCTGCGTACCACTGGATAGCCCGTAACCACTGTCGAGGTCGTAAGGACTATAGGTGTCAACTGGGCAGCGGTGGAGCTACCATTCGTGGTAAGCAGTCCAGCATCCAGCGCAAATCCCTGCACGTCCTTAATAGTTACGGTGTAATTATTGGTAGGCTGTGTAGTCCCAGGAGTCCTGCCTACCTCATATAACCTATAACCAGTAAGATTATAAGTATTGAGTGCATTAGTGGGGTAGAAACCTGTGAGTGGGATGGTAATAGCTGGGAAGCTACCATCACTTGAGCTGCCCACACAGACTAGAGTTACAATTACTGTCCCTGAGTCTGCTATACGATTACTGGTAGCTGCAATCTGCGTGCTGGTTACATCTGACACTGCACAGCTACCAGCAGTAGCCACAGCATATGGGGCCAGTCCTAGAACGGCTAAGAGCAGCCCTATAAGTAGACGTTTCATTTAACCCTCCTAGAAATCTATTCCCCAAGATGACAAGTCACTGAGGTTATCCTTCAGGTCATCCATACTGCCACTGGTCACAGTTAGCTCAGTACCCCGTACTTGCTCACCAATTTCCTTGACTTCCTCCGTGCAACTCTCAAGTGAATTACCGTAAGCAACGATGGCTCCAACTTCCTCACCGGAGTTTTGCGGGAGTATCCAGGTTTCTTTGCCGAACTGCGCTGCGTATCTGAGCTTAATCTGGTCACGGTACTCCTCTGGGAACTCTATGAGCATTGGCTTCTCTGGTGACCATTTGCTCTTAATGAGTACCTCGCAGCCGTAGCGTCCCCGATACTGCGGCTCTACCAGCTTGCCCCCAGAGCCTTCCCACATAATCTCCGGCAGGTTGGCAATCATGTTCAACTCCAGCTCGCTCACCGGAGAACCGAACCGGCAGCAGGGGTCAGCCAGCCACAGCCCCTTTGCGCCCACGCACGATTCAAACGCAATCAAATTTCGATATTTGTACTGTTCCAGCGTTGGTGAAATTTTATCGTAGATGTCAACCAGCGCGGGCGGCATCTTGTTCCAGTCCTTCACGCTGCACACGTAGCCCATGTCCTTCTGCTCCACGCCTAGCATGGCGCGGGAGGGGTACTCACCATCAATGCAGTAGGTGTCGATGGCTATGTCCAGCGTATCGGGCAGATTGTCCTCCACCACAAAGTCACGGCTCTCGGCTACCGGCCCAAATTCAGCTTCCATCGTGTCCAAGCGGCCCTTAGCCAAGTCATAACCCTCGACGCTAAAGGTTTCAGTGTCTCCACGAGTGCGGTTAATCTTGACCCAGAGTTTGTCATGGCCCCGGCTCCTGATGTACTTCCTAAGTTCATCCATACCTGTAACTATCTTGTATGGAGCTTGGGGGATGCCCAGTTCCTTGAAGTGCTCCTTAGCAGCAGTACGGTTGCACTCTAGCTCATCAGCATTACGGCTACCCCATACACGCTTGCCTATTGAAGCTAGGTATTCTTGCAATGGCCCTTGGTGAAGATCAGTGAATACGAATAGGTCTACATCGTCAATGATGTCCCAGATACTATCCACACGTTCATAGTCTGGGAAGCCTTCACCTAGCTCTGTTTTGTACGAGCTTGGGAAGTCTGCTACCCAAGGGGAGGTATAGTATACATGCCCAAAGGACTGACTGAGCTTGCGGGCTACCTCCGCAAAGATGCCATTGTCGCAAATACAGACCGAGTGTGTAGAATGGTCAGCCACTATAAGCTCTCTACAGCCCTATTATAAGTACTCCACTTAACTCCCAACTCCTTAGCCAGCATCTTCTCTACCTTGGTAGCAAACTGATGCTCACGGTAGTAAGGGGCATTAGGATCATCCCCAGGCTCACTCTCATCCCCACCCTTACGCTTGGCCTCATACGCGATGTCGAATAGGTCTACCTCAGACTGGCTGATGTTACGCTGCTTACATAGCAGGCACTCAGCGAGTTCATGGAAGGCTACTAGCATCTCATAGCGCCAGTTACGCATGTCTGAGATGAATATGGTAAGGTTATCGCCTTCCCATACCCAGTCCCCGACTGTTGGATACCGCTGTTGGTGGTTCGGGATAACTTTGATAGTTACCTGCATTAGCGTGCCCCTGATAGATGATATCCCTTACGCTTGCTGCTATCCTTCTTTGGCCCCTCATGGTACACAGACGCACCAGCGAGAGCTGCTAGGAAGTCCTTATAGCTAAGACTCTCATCCGGGTTCATGTAACGCTCTACGATGTCCTTCACTACGAACGGGGAGGGGAATAACTGCTCTGCACCGAATGCCAGCTCCTTACCCGATTTGGTAAGCACATCCTCCTTGGGCTTATAGATTGGCTTACCCTGCCAGTCCTTATTAAGCAGCATTCTAGCTCCAGTGCCGAATAGCGGGGATGCTTTGTTAATGGAGAACTCTACAGCACCGGCAGGAAATCCATCCTTAGCTACCTTATTCATCAGTCCTACAGCATCCTTGGGAGCACCAGCAAGGAAGATACTACTATACATCTCCTTACCCTTGTCATCCTTACCCATATAGACACTGAACGCTTGCTTGGACATCTGGCCTGTCAGGAATAGACTCATGCCTTGGGTCATTGCATATCCAGTAGCAAATGACTTTAGCCAGAACGCACGAGCAGCTTTACCTCCAGCCCCACCTTCGCCAGCATACTTCAGATTGGCTACGTTACTGAATGTCCAGTCAGGAGCAAGCAGGAACATACGAGCGATAGCTTGGAAGTTGGCGCTGACTCCCATAACCTCCCAGTTCAAGCCACCGTAAACTGCATTGACCTCTTTAGCTATCGAGCGCATGGCTGTGCCATATTCAGCGTCAGTAGCGTTAGGATGCTTGGCTAGCCATTGTGCTTCCTTAGCAGAGAAGTCTATTACCTTGAACTTACGCTGAACTACTTCAAAGGTAGCTTTGGTTACACCCTTGAATATCTTATCTATAGGCTCGTAGCCCTTACGAACTGTATCGAGTAGAGTGCTACGATCCTCTACACTGGAAGGCTTAAGTCCCTGATAGGCTTCATAGGGAGTACCAGTCTTGGTAGTCTCCAGACCATATAGTGCCCCCTTACGCTCCTGTGCCTCAAACTCAGGGGAGTTGTTATCAGTAGCTAGAGCCTTGCGGTAAGCGTCTATGCCAGCATTATTCATAAACGAGATGGTAAGTGCTCTCATGTGGAATGGTGACAGTCCTAACTCGATAGACTTAATGTAAGCCTGTGCCAGCTTTGCCACCTTCCAGTACTTAGCACCTGAGATTACATCATTCTCAAGCACAGGCTTCATAGCTTCGGCTATCTTTGGAGGAACGTGCAACCCCTTACGTTCACCTGTCAGGGATACCCAGTTACGTGGGTAATTTTCAGTTTTCTCACCCGTTTCAGGGTCTTTCTCAACACGAACACCTTCCTTGCCAAGCTCACTATTTTTCAGCTCCATTTCAAATACGCTACGAGCTACAGTAGTGCCTAACCTGTTACCGTACACTCGTAGTTCATCAACTGCATTGAAGGTACGCGCCTCTACCTCACCACTCTTTAGTGGTTCAAGGATTCGCAGGTATTCACGCCTAATATCATTTGGGGATCGTTTGGAGAACTTCCCCACACCCTTACCCGAAGTATCCGCAGCCTGCCCAACCCCAAGCTCTGCCCTCTCCTCCTCATCCTCAATTAACCTTGTAAACAATCTGGGACTATAGCGGTTGGCGAATATACTACTATCCAGCTTCATAAAGTTGGTTCGCAAGTCGCCAGTTTGTGAGAAGTAGTTAGTTAACAGGTCATCGGCTTTCTTGAAGTTATCAAAGTTCTCAGTTGGTTCCCGCTCACCTTCAATCCTATATTTAGAGTACTCTACAGGGTCTAGTATCTTTAATGCACGCTCCATTGATGGTATTGCCTGTTTGAGCTTTTCGTTACTGCCTGCACGTATCTCCTCTATATCCTTCTGAAGTGCATAAGGATCATCACGGTAGTCCCTGTAGAATGTCAGAGCTTCTTGGTCTATTGAGTCTGGTACAAGTTTCGCTACGCTGCTGGCAACCTGCTCCCCGTAGGCTCTGACCATGTTCCGTGTGCCTGTAAAGAGGGTACGAATAACTGACTTGCCATACCCCTCTGACTTGTTCCCAGCTTTGATATTGTTTAGTTCCTCTCTATTCTTCGCAAGGAACCCTTGTAGCTCCGCAGACACACCTGTAAGTGTTTCATCACCCTCAAGTACAGTACGCTGGGCTACTCTATTCTGAGCCTCTTCGTAATCTGCTGCATGGAACTCTCCACCACTGATACCTTCCCACATAGCAAAGACTTCAGGCTCATTATCACGTACCCATTTCTTAGCCTGTGTACGGCTTAGGAAGTCACCGCTCTGGGTAGTGAAGCCTCTACCTGACTTCACTAATGCTTTAGGTGGTATATCCTCTGGAGGCGTACCTGACTCAAGCAATAACTGACTACTGGCAGTTTTCATCTCATAGGCTTTGTCAATTACCTGCTGGACTTGTATCTCAGGCTGGTTTAGTACCTTATCAATGGCTGATTGTGTTAGAGGACTACGTGGGCCAGTTACACTAGAGTCTAGCTCAAGGGAGCTAGCGCCAGTAACGCCAGCCTCAATATCCCTTCCACTAAGCTCCTCCCACTGTTTAGTAGGTATATCTACATACTGTAACTCTCCACCTTTACGGTAGTTCTGTGCATACTCCTTACTAGTAGAGAAAAACGCTGGGCCTTCATATCTACCAGGCTCTGCACTGCCGTGATATAGCCTAGTCATTCCTTCTGCTGGTGGTGGAGCCTCGAATGTCTTATTAGACTCAAGCTCCTCAAGTGTAACAGGCGTTTCCCCTAATGCTGACCTAGCAACATCCTCATGCACCTCTCCTGGCTCCCCAACCATTACAGCTTCACTGCCATCCTTAGCAGTTACACGTATAGCAGGGCGTAGACCGTTCTCAGGGATGTTCTTGACAGGGGGCTGGGCAGCTACTTTGGTGGCTGTCTGCTCTGGTGTAGTACCGTCCTTGGCATAGACATCAATCATGCCTTGCTTTACGCTAGGGAGAGAGCTAACAGCATGGGTGATAACTCCTAGCCCACCTACTAGAACAGCGTTACGCTCGAAGCTCTCAAGTGTGGGCATCTGCCCGTTAAGTATGGCACCAGCAATGGTCATTGCACTGGCTTGGTAAAAACCACTGAGAGCACTACCACCGAGGGGGCCAAGCACACTGGGTACTGGCAAGCCACCAGCATAGTGCATCGCCTCACCTGTAAGTAGACCCTTAGCAGACTCCCACAGAGCACTGCCAGTACGGCTAGCAAGGTCGCTAAAGTTGACTACAGTACCTTTCTGAAGCCTATCCATGTATGCCTTACGTAGTCCAGCATCTACAGTAAAGCCAACATCAGTACCTATACGCGCTCCTTGAGGTAGACCAAAGGACTGTGCTAGAGCACCAAGTACAGCAGGGCCATATAGCACAGGGTCTTTAGCGAACTCTGCCATGTCGTGGATGAAGTTATCCAGCATGTCATGAGACTCGAATGGTTCTGGGAGCTTCTTGTGGATGGCTAGGGAAAGGGGGTCATCCTCCACAGTAAGGTCTTTGCGGATATTGGAAGCAAAGTCACTACCCGTAGCACTTAGACGTTGCTTAATGTAATCGTGCTGGTCATAGGCCAGTTTGGGGTCAGCGCCGGTCATGTGGGAGAAAATCAGCGCGGGGAGCAGCTTTCCCATGTCGAGCAAATCGCTGATGGCCCCGCTGGAAGGTGCTACGGCCCCGTCCTGCGACGATGGCTGCTCAATCGGCGTCCAGCCCTCCGCCTGCGTTGTGGGACGCTCTGGGGCCGTTTGTGGCGATTCTGGCACTAGCGTCCAGCCAGCCATTATTGACCCTCCAGTTTCCAGCCGGACGGCAAAGGTGTCCCAGGCGCGGCTTCATGTAGATTACCTTGTGGATCGCGGGCATAAATCTTGCTCGGTGTAGCAGTTGGTGCTTTACCAGCCGATGTAGATGTTGAGCCGAGTCCAGCTGGCTGTACAACAAAGAAGTTCCACAGTTTATCTATGAGGCCATTGGTGGATTTCTTCTTACCTCCATCTACTAGCTCCTTAGCCTTATCAGCTACCTGATTACCTGTAAGCCCACCCTGCCTGTATTCCCTCCTGAACTCGGCAGCAGTCTTGGCCTTCTCTACAGGGTCGAGTCCAGAGCTACCAATGATACCTAGGCCATTCTGATAATCAGGGTTATCCACACTGCGCTTATAGTCGTACCACAGTTCGTGTGCCTGCTTATTAGTTAGATTACCTTTATGTACCTCTGACTCTATATCCCTGTTGAAGTCAAGTTCCTCACCATTGGTGATACGCTCAAAGAGTCGGTCAGAGGTAGTATAGCCCTTTTCCTCAGCAGCACGCTGCTTATCAATATCTGCATCACGCTTCTCAGCACGGGCAAATCTAGCTTCTGCTCTCTGCTCTGCCTCCCAACTCTTAGCTCCATTCACTATCTGTGGGTAATAATCCACTCTAGCTTTCTGGAAGTCAGGGACATACCTACGAGCTAGAGCCAGTCCCGCTCCAATCTTACCCTGTGCAAACAAGTCATATATCTCATCCCGCTCCTCATCAGCCTTCTTACGAGCTTCACCATAGAAATCAGTCTGTGAAGCGTTGATGTAACTCCTCAGCTTCTCCCCCTGTACAAAGTCGGCAATCGGCTTACCTGTGGATGGATCTGTTGTAACTATGCCATGAGCCATTAGGAAATCAGGGTCTTTGAGGGAAGCTAGTTGGTTATCGAAGTTAGGATTACCAGCACTGTCAGAGTAGGGAGCAGACTTGAATACCTCATGCAGGTTATTGAGATTAACATTAATATTCTCAGTCTCAGCGAGTAGCGTTAGGCGTTTGTCAGTCTCCGCCGCGTGAGTGAGGAACTTGTTAATCTCGCCTTGGTCAAGAGTTGACAGGTCTAGCGGCCCTTTGCCCGTCTTGAGCTGGTCAATTACTTGCCTACGTGTTAGGGGGTTAGGACTGTTGATATTAGCATCAAGCACACCAGCAGTAACGTCCTGTTTGAACTTGTGGAGGATAGCTTCCTGCTGTTGCGGCAGCATCGTACCCATAACATGCACGGAAGCATCTGTTGACATCTTCAGTTGGTCGTAAGCTTGGTCTGCATTACCGCCAGCCATCGTAGCATTGATACCCTCTTGAACCTTCTTGTCATACGTGACCTTAGTAGCAGCCTCATCTCCCTTCTGAATGAGAGTAGCCTTCCTGCCATTAACCGTATTCTGTAACTCTACGTCCTGTTGAGCACCAAAGATGGCTAGCTGCCTACCAAGTACCTTATCGTGCTCATAGGGAGCAAGGGTGTGTGCCAGTTCTCCCTTAGCATGGTCATATACAGCCTGTGCATCTTCAGGCGTTGTAGTCTTGGCTAGGTCAGCATGAACCTGATTAAGTACCCTATCATAAGCTATCTCAGCTTCCTTGGCCTTGAGATAACGCTGGGCCTTAATCAGATGCCCTTCAAACGCTAGATTAGCTGCTGCTAGCTGCTGAGTCTCTTCTCCAGCCTCATAGATAGCCTCTCCCACAGAGCCAAACTGACGCGGAGAGGCATGAGGTAGTGCTACAGGTTCATCAATCGGGAGTCCTGGTATTTGAGGCATAAGTTATCCAGTGTACTCTCCAGAGGCAGGGATACTATAGGGATTATCACTTATATCGAAGCTGCCAGTACTGTCACTACCTCCTCCACCCCCCTCATAACCTGTAGCCCCAGCTAGTTGTAGCAACCCCTTACTCAATCCACCAAGGAACGCCTGAATTCCTCCAAACGTACCGCGCCATGCTGCTAGCTTTCCATAGTACCGCTCAAGGGTGGCCTTCTCTTGACCAGCCTCGTAAATCGCCGCACCCTGCCTGCCACCTCTGCCAGCCGTAGCAGCCATCATTAGCAGCGGTGATCCACTCGTAATGTCCACTCCAGCCGCAGCATAAGCGGTAGCTTGCTTACCTACTATACTAGCGTAACGCTGCTCATTGGCAACCATCGCGGTAGCTGCGTTCTGTTCATCGACGGCTGCATTGTAGTCATAACCAGCTTCCTCCTGCTTACCTTGAGCAATCAGTCCAAGACCACTGAACAGGGAGCCTACAGCACCGATACCGAATGAAGCGCCAGCACCAGTCTGGGGTGACATTAGAATAACCTCGCGTATAAGTGGCAATCTTCCCCATTGGGGCCAAAGTGAGCTAGCGTGCCCTCATAACTGAATCCTAGGTGCTTGAACAGGACTGTAGATACCATTATAGGGCACGTAGTCTGCACTCTCCTGAACTTGCCATCACAGGCAGCCTGTACAAGTACCTCTCGTATGTAGCGGTAACAAGTCCTGACATGGCTGTGAAAGAACTTGGTTGGCAGCATCCACGCTTCGCCCCGGCCCCAGTCCATGTTCACGATGCCTCCAGCCAACACAGGCTCTCCATCGACAAGCATACAGTAAGCTACGCTTCCCAGTGAGAAGTAAGCCTGCTCCACCTTACGGGACATTATCCCAAGTATGGGAATAGCTAGCTTGTCGAAATCACTATGGCTCATCGGTACTATCTTACAGTCCATATTAGTCCTGGTTGTAGCTCATCCTCAACACTAACCCACGTAGTGTAAAGGGGAATGGTACATCCTGAGTTATAAAGAATGTCGAGTTGTCATCCCAGTCAGCATCTAGGTCACGAGTTAATTCATAGTTCTTCAGTGAGCGGCACGGTGGGCAAAGGTTGACTGCTGAGATGATAATAGCACAGCTAGCCGTGGCAGTTGCATCAAGTGAATCAGTTACCTCAGAGGTATATGGGTATGTACCGGGAGTTGTCGGGATACCTGTAATTATTCCACTTGAGGCATCGAGTAACAATCCCGGTGGTAAGCTACCCTCAGTAATAGAGAATGTATAAGGTGGTGTACCTCCTGTAGCAACCAGAGCTGAACTATATGGTACTCCTACCTGACCTGTTCCTGATGCACACGATAGGGTTATAGGGAATCCACCGAGGATAGCACCATATACGTTTGTATCATTAGCTTGGAGCCAGACTACCTCAAATGTGGAGTCGTAGAAGTGCTTGAATGCTACACCAAGGTTAAAGGCTGGTAGGCCAGGGTTGAACCCTACGCCAGTAATTGGGCTTACATCAAGGCTGGATGCTACAAAGAAGCTGATCCCTGAAGTTAGCAATCCACCCTGTAACGGGCCGCTACCAGCATATCCTGATGGGTCAACTGAGTTTACTACCGTATGGCTGCTACATGACCACTTGTTAAGTAAGTTGTTCCACCAGAACAATAAGGTATCATCAGTGGCATCGTACTCTATTGTGTAGAGTACAAATGCACCTCCCGCACCCAGTGAAAAGGATGTAATAGTGGGTGCTGTAGGAGGAGTATTAAGGGTTATAAGATCAATCGCCCCGTCAGTGCCATCTGTACTGATAACCCAAATAGAGTTTGATGCACCTATTGCAACCCTAGAGCTTCCACTGTACGTAAGAGACGCTGAACCCTGTACCTCGAATGGAGAAAGAGTTATAATGGTTACAACCGCGTGCCCTAGAACATCAGTGAGGTATATTAGGTTTCCATTACCATCTAGTATGGCATCCTGCCGCGCTCTAAGCGGGCCATCAGCAAAACCGAGAGCACCAAGATTGGCTAATGGTGTCCCATCATGAGCAAATTGGAACCATGTACCATACGCATAGCTACTCTCTACGTATATGTATAGATTACCGTTAGAGTGGTCACGTAGCAGAGGGCCATGAGGCCCACCAGTTCCGCAACCGTTGCAGCTACAGGTAACGTAGTGAAGGACTAAATCCCTGCCAATGGAACTCACAACAACGTCGTAGTTACCAGGACTTGTAAGGGTTGAACTGAGTATCCAGTAAAGCGTACCTGTAGCAGGGTCAAGCTGACCTGTGTCGGTAAGGCCAAACGCTGGGTATGGGCCATACATGCTAGCTGTTCACCTTCCCATACTCGATATCGTACATATGCTTGGGGTCTACACCAAACTTACCACCGATGGACTGGTAGAGAGAGATAGTAACTCTATCCAGCTTCTGTTTCATGCCCCGTGTGGTTGCTGCTGGAGTAGTCAGGACTGGGTTAGTGGGCTGTACGGTCATCCTGTAGGGTAGCCCTATAGTTATCTTTGCACAGTAGTATTGGAAGGTAACAGTGTCGGAGGTAACTACGGTAGGCTGTAGTATCTGAGCCTCATCACCTACAGCTACCACAGACTGTCCCAGCAGGTAACTCATGCCAGTTACTTCGTTGGTTACCTGAAGAGATGTACCACCACCTGTGTATGTTCCCCATCCAGTGGAGTCCACCCCAAGCAGTTGAAATGTCCCAGCAGCTATGTTAGCTCCAGCTACAGTATAGGCTTGGGTCTTGTCCTGATTAACCTGAGTCATACCCAGCACGCCAGCAATCTGTACAAACTGACCATCCACGTAACCGTGACCGGGAGCTGTAACTACGCATGGATTAGCATTGGTGATGTTAGTAATATTTACAGCAGGGCCAAGGTCAAGTTGCAGGCCACAATGTACGAAGAATGCGTTAGATAGTTGGTTAAATAGCTCTTGCGGGTAGAAGTACTCAACATAGCGTACCACGGTTCCATTAATGACCCGCTGCACCTCCACTACTACCATGTCCTCTTCATTCTGCCCACTGATTACAGCGACAGACTCAACGAATCCTCCACCTCGTAGGAGGTTCACCCTGAACCATGCGTAGACCTGATCCTGCTTGTTGAACACCAGACCCACCAGCTGCCCATCCCCACGCACGAACCAGAATATCGGGTAAGGTTCAGCCTGGAATGCTGTCTGGACGACACCAGAGCATTGTGGGCCACAGCCTATGGTAATTTGCCGGTTAAGCCGGGTGAGGTCAAAGTTGTCCCATTCATTCGTGACAAAGTTGTAAGCAAGGAACATTACTTGTTTGGCAGAGCGGCTGACAAAGATTGCTGAGTCTCCTACCAGCTGGGCCTGTAGCGGAGCAACGCCTATAGTCGTCTGCTTTGAGGCTACAACACTTGACTGATTAAGGGAGGTGCCTGAGCCTCCACCTCCAGCCATAGCCCATACTCCACCTGCTGTGCCGAGTAACAGGGCAGTAGGTGTACCAATCAGGTTTACCACCTGATCTAGTAACGTACTAACAAGGGTAAACTGTATTGAGTGGTCATCCTCGTTAGGGTCACAGATAAACTCAGGGAAGTCATCCTGCGTGCTGCCGTAGAGCTTGGTAGGGTTGTTGTCTGTACCAGCTACACAGAGGCGTTCCTGATAGAATGTGCCACAAGCAGGGTATTCGCCAGCTTCACCAAACAGTTGCACTACCTTTACAGCAAAGCCGCCACCTGTGTAGGCTGGGTAGGAACTTGATACTACAGGTACGCTGGACATGTTCTGGCTGCTAGCACTGGTAGACCCACTAAGAGTATATGTGCCTACTCCACCAGTCCCAGTACCAAAGGATAGAATAGCAAGCCCATTAGGTACACCAGGGTAGTATAAATCCATACCAACGAATAGTGCTCCTGCTGCTACAGCAGTCACCGTGAGTGTCGTACCGGAGATTGAGGCTGTGAATAGGGCACCAGAGCTGGGATCACCTTGACCAGCGGAGATGATGTTATAGGCATTACCTCCACTAGCAGTCATGTCGATAGTGCCGTTGGTAAGCTGAATGACGCTTACCGTATAGGTTCCTGTTCCACCACTTCCTGATACATAACCTGTGATGACTGTGCCGGGGAGTACTGCACCACTCAGTACCATACCTATGTATATAGTACCTGATGATACAGAGGTAACATCTAGTACATTACCTGATTGTCCACCGCTACCGGGGCCATTGTTGATGTAGCCTGAGAATGATGCAACGGAGCCTGCACCAGAGATGGGTGTGACAAAGAATTCCCCCTCGTTAAGTTCAGCCATCCCAGAGCAGAGATTAATGTATACCCGATCACCGTAGTCAAAGGGTGCGTCGGTAATCATCACCAAGGGAAAGGCTTGGGTGAGTTGAAGGATAGAGATGCCCAGAGCTTCAAAGCCAGTCTTGATTATATCGGTGGTTCCACGATAGGGTGGATCACCGGGAGTACCTTCAGGTACACCAGCACCAGGAGGGTAGACGGTATAAGCCCAAGTTGATGCTCCTAATCTCTCTACACAGGCGGGTGGGTAGTCAGGGTGGAATACCCACAAGGTATCGGCACTCTGCGTAGAGCAGTCCAGCAGGAATAGGTCAGCCTGAGTGTATGGAGTAGCTAGCTCAATAGGCGTGCCCATGCTCTCTACCAGTCCAAGTGTCCATGTACCAGGAGTGGTAGGTGACCAGATACGAATGTAGCCAGCGGAGAATTCGAGTATGGCTCCTTGGTCGGTTGAAAACTGGAACGGAACTAGGCGGCAGGGAGCAACCTGATTCAGTGTGCTACCAGCAAAGTAAGTACCGGGCATCTTCTTGGCCCCACCCTCTACCAAAGGGAAACAGTTCTCCATGATCCGGCAGGCAGACTTGTACTTGCTGATGTCCTCTCGATTGAACAACAGTTCGCTTATTTCACCTGCGTTGAACGTGTTGACACTATGGTAGATTTTGGGTGGCATGGTTAGTACCGATACCAGCTTACATAACGCCCTGCACGCTCCCACGACTCACTGCCTGCTTCGTCTTTTTGGAAATCGAACGTCTCATTCTGGGCCTCAGCACTGTTAAGCGAGTCACGGTACATCTGCATCATGGCCTCAAACTTCTTGGAGTCCTCAGTGATAGCTATGGAGACTTCGGCTGCTAGGCGATTGGCTAGACAGTTCACAAACCCTGGCATCAGTTGAGTGTAGTCTGTAATGAGCTGGATATAGTTAATCTTGGCCGGGCCGTGCCAGCCCCCATAGTCACACAACAGGTAGCGTCCTGATGAGCCAGATGGGTTAGGACAGCTCATAGTCTCGCTAGCTACAGTTTGTGCGTTATTGAGTGTGTAAGTACCTATCCCACCCATCCCTGTACCAAGAGCTGAGATAAAGGTTCCCGCAGTGACACCATCACCGTAGAGTGGTTGGCTAACCTGTACAGTACCATTAGTCACTGCGGTGACAGTTAGGACAGTACCAGTAATGCTCCCCACAAAGCTGGCCATTGCTGGTAGCGTTTCTACTACGTAAGGGTACTGGTGGGGGTGGAAGGGCATATCATCACGGTGATACCATCCCCATCCTATTCCCCATCCCCATGCCCATAGGTAGTTATCATGCTGGGGTTTACGGTGAGGACGTACAAAGCGTAGAAAGTCAGCAGGCATAGCCCATGCGTGACGATAGGCATAGAGCGGGCGTTGAGGACTAAGTTGTAGCTCAGTGCGTATCTTGGCAAACTTCCAATCCCGCTCGCTGAGTACCTCCTGAAAGATAGCATCCCATACCGCCAGTACCTTTATGGCATTAGGGGTATTCTCGTTCAGGTCGGTAATGGTGCCACGCGCACCTATGCGACCGAGAGCCAAGTTAGCAATGCTTGCCTGACTATAGTTCAAGTTAGCCTCTACGCTTCCACTTGTGCTGCCTCATCCTTCAACCGCTGGGCAATGAGCTTCTCTTCAGTCTCAGCATCCTCTTCGGCCTGCGCCTGCTCCGCAAGAGCCTTGTTCTTGTTATGAAACTCGCGGGTGTGCGTACCAATGGCGTTTAGCGTCTCAAAGGGCTGTCCACACTGTTTGCAGAAGAATATACGCAGGGCTGTGTCAGAGGAGTTAGCCCGGTCAAACTCGAATATCCACTTACCCCGTGGGGTACGCAGCCATACCAGCTTACGTTGATCCGGGTTGGCTAGGTCAAGCTCTACCTTATCGTTAGGGAAGTACTGGATAGCATTCTTGCTATCGAAGGCATGAGCGATGACTTTTGCGGTTACGATATGAGAATCCATTTGTAGTCTCCCAGAAAGGGGGCCATCTCTGACCCCCCTCGGTTAGTTGTGGTTACTGCTCGCCGCCAGTCCTAGGCCCAAAGTAACTAACGATGGTTCCAAAGGTTGGGTTAGAACCAGCGGAGTCGTCAGCATAGAAACGCAGGAACTCCAGAATGGAGCTTTGCGGCACCGGGATAAAGTAGTGTGCTCCCACTACCTCAAGCTGTGCCAGCGTGAGAGTACGAGAAGCAATCGGGTTGGGTGATGCGTTGTACAGTGCCGATGTATGTGCAGCAGTACAGACATCAAAGACAATGTTGGTTAGAGTGTTGAACGGAGAAGTCACAAGGATGTGAATTCCGAACTCTGCACCACCATTGCCGGGGATTTCAGCCGGGAAGGTGTAACCCTTCTCGGTGAGGGAGGGGAATTGAGGTAGCCAAGGATAGGCAGTGCCAGCACTGGGAGCGCCAAAGTCAAGCTCCAAGTTGCTGTACTGAGCGCCGGAAGCGCAGATTGCATCGCCTATGATGGTTGGGCCACTCGCTGTGGTTGTGGTTACGGTTTGAGAGGCGTTGACCGTAGCCGTGCCTGTGCCACCAGCTCCCGTGAGGATAGCGGTGATGGTCACGTTCTGCTGAGTGTAGCCACCACCCGCGAGCACAAAGGTCTGGCCCACGATTACCTGACCCGTTGCTACGGTATAGGTCAGTGTTGTACCCGACTGTGAAACACCAGTCAGGGTCACTGCGGTTGAGGTTAACGGCCCACTGGAGGAACCGCTACCGTGGAGATATGCAAGTGCATCACTGTAGGGCATTGATCCTCCTCGTTAGCTGATAACCGTCTCGGTGCTGAGAATCTTCTCAGTCATCAGGATTGGA